GCAGTGGCATTCATTCTTGTGGTAGGTTCTGTATATATTCTAGCAACTAACTTTGACTTCTTTGCAGAGATATATCAAAATAAATTTACAGAATCAAATATTAGAAGTTCTTTAGAGCAGTCAGTAAGGATAAATGTGGCTTTAGAGACTATCATTCTTGACAATGATAAAGATATATCCAGAGCTTATGTATATAAATACCACAACGGTACTGATAGTTTAAATGGCGTTCCTTTTATGTTTAAAAGTCAAACTCATGAAGTAACCACTAATGGTATTAGTTCGGAAATTAATAACTTACAAGGAGTACCTATTGCAGTTAATATACCTCAAGCACAAGCTTTTCTTGCAGGTAATTGTTATACTCTTACCGTTCCTGACAATGTGGACGGGTTATTTAATCAGGGATATGTGCAGTCTTTAGTAAATAGAGGTACATTATCCGTACTTAGCTGCCCCTTACAAGATAATAGAGGTACTTTAGTCGGTTACCTAGGTATAGATTCATTATTTAAAAAATTTAGTGAAGAAGAGATTATTAGCTTAACTAGCCAATTAACTGAAGCTTCTATTAGGATAAGAAAATATGTATCACTTACTAAGTAAACCATTAACATACGTAGTACTAATGTTTACAGTATCATTAGGATTATTAGGCATACTACTTGGAGTATTATATACTCCTACTAATATACCTAATTTAGATGATATCCTATACAATGAACAATTAGATAATACTTTAAATAATACTATAGTAAAATTAACTAATTTTAGTCCTGCTAGAATATCTATAGTTCGTTATCAACTTACTAACCATACTAACGTAATAACTAAATCCATAGCAGTTCAACTAGTAAGTACGGGAAGTTCTACTTCACGCCTTATACAGAATAGAGTAATATCTGGTAATGGCGATGATGAAATGTTATCTAGCTATATAACTAACAATTGTACTTATATACTATTACCTAATATAGCAAGTACAGCAAAAATACTAAAAAATAGAGGTATATCACTAGTTGGTTGCCCAATTTTTGTAAGGGATACTTTTATAGGATCATTAGCTCCTGTGTTTAATAAAGAACTATCACCAGAAGAAATTCTAGAAATAGAGCGCATTCTAAGAGCTACTATAGCAAGTTTTACACATAATGAGATCACTACCCAGTAAACAAGGTTACATTAACTACGTTAAAAATATTCTGAAATTTTTCGGTATACTTATACCTGTATTAGCAGCCTTCGGCGCTTTATGGATTTCTATGGGCTTACCTACTCCTATATTTACAAACGATCAAGCAGCTTTTCATAAAGAAAATGTTGTTCCTCCGATTACTGATCTACGATCAATCCTTCAAAAAGTTATAATACCAGAAACTCAGGGTAATCTTGCAGTCGAAGAGGTACTTATAAATGAGAAATTAATTAGAGAACAGGCTAAATCCTCAACAGAAAGAAGCAATGATCTTATAAGTCTATGGGCTAAAAGATTAGATGAGATTAGAACTAATAGAGAAATAATGAAAAGACTTGAAGAAGCGTTAGAATCTCCTATTAGCTTTTTGAACGATACTAACTTTATGGTTGCCGGAGTAAGAGACGAAGCAGCCTTACGCGAACAGCTCAGAACAGAAATGTCAAAACCTCCTGGTCAAAGGAATCAAGCTTTGATAAACTCTATACTACGACAATTAAACAGATTAAACAGAGGAATAGTATAAATGAGTGACAATTTTTTTAAAGTACCTATCCATAAGCTAACAGATAAGTTAGTTATAGATAGACAAGAAGGTATTCAGTTAAATGCCAGCCAATTAGGTATGATAGAAGGAATGGAGAACAATAGATTTTGGGTCCATATATCTTCTCGACGTACAGGTAAATCTCTTGGAGCAGCAATTCTAGCTTTCGCAAAGTTACTAGAACCTGGTTCCAAAGTAATGGTAGTAGCACCAAACTTCACACTTAGTTCGATTATTTGGGATTATGTAACAAATATTATAGCAAACCTACAAATTGAGTGTAAGAAGTTCAACCAAAAAGATAAAGTAGTACAACTTATAAATGGATCAGAATTTAGACTTCTATCCGCTAACAATAGAACATCCTTAGTCGGCCGTGCAGCCCATCTTCTTATAATTGATGAGGCCGCGGTTATACCTGATGATGAATACTTCCAACGAGATTTGCGTCCTGCACTATCTACGTATCCCGATTCAAGAGCACTATTTATTAGTACACCACGTGGTAAAGGTAACTATCTTTACGAGTACTATATGCGCGGACAAGATACTGAGATTGTTGATTGGGGTTCTGCTAAGTACCCTTGGACTACTAACCCACTATTAAGAAAAGCTGATATTGAAGAAGCACAAAGAAGTATGTCGAAAAAGCTTTTTGCTCAAGAGTACTTATGTGATTGGTCTTCATCTGAAGCTATGATATATAACTTGGACGAAGAGAAACATATTATTGACCTAGGCATTAAAGAAGGTGATCCACGATATACTTTCTTTGCTGGCTTCGACGTAGGTTATCGAGACGATACTGCTTTTGTAGTTATAGGAACAGACGGAGAAAAATTTTATGTAGTAGATGAGTTCTATGTTAATGAAACCCCTACTTCACAACTAGCTGAAATGATTAAAGAAAAAATAGCCTTATGGGATATCGAAACTATTTATATTGATAGTGCCGCCCAGCAATTAAAAGCCGATTTTGCCTATGAGTACGATATTTATTGTGAGAACGCTATTAAAAGTGTCAATGACGGAATACTTGCTATAGGTAGCTTAATAGACAACGAAAGATTATATTTTGACGAAGATAAGGCACAACATAGCTTTAAGTCAGTAGCTAACTATAAATGGAAAGCAAGTATAGAAACACAAAAGCCTATTCATGATGAGTTTTCTCATGGATCAGACGCTATACGCTACGGAATCTATACTTATATGAGACAAACTATAAGTGTTTACGGCTCGTACCATGCTGCTTAATGACACTAACTTAGTAATACTTAATTACGAAAGACCTGAGAATGTATTCCATATAGCATCTGCGCTATCTAACATATTACCTATAATAGTAGTTAATAACAATCCAAAGGTTAAGATTAATAACTTAGTAAATGCACTAGTACTTAATAATGATGAAAATAAGTACTGCATGGATAGGTGGTATAAAGCATTACAATTCGGTCGAAAATACACTATTATACTAGATGATGATATACTTCCTTCCCTCCAATGTATTAAAGATTTACGTAAAGAGGCGGAAAATTCTTATCTAGTAGGTATTTACGGAAAAAATAATGTTGCATCTGCTAATAAATACGAAGACTTAGATGATGTATGGTGCACAGAGAGTTCCGTTGACTTAGTTGTTGGGGCTTGTTCCATAGTAGATACAGAAGCATTACGCTCTATTGCAGATCAGTACCTACTTCCTTGGGGACTGCCTAAACGAGGTGACGACTTAATTGTGTCTTTAGCACTTAGTCATAAATATAAGGTTTTACATAAAACGATAACTACAAAAGTACTGAGCCTACCCACACACGGGGTTGGGTTAAATACTTCTAAAGACCATTACAAGTTACGCTGGGACGTAATAAATCAATTTATGCACAAGTATAACTAGTAATTTATTACGTTTTGATTAAAGTTAAGGATTTAAAATTGGTCAATGCAGTCCTTATTTGATAGATTAGAGTATAAAATTTAATAAAGAGGGAAATATAAGTGGCAATTAAAGATTGGATACCAGGAACTAGGCAAACACCGGGCATTACTATTACTAAGCTAAACCCAGCTCAAGCTGCCATAGCTAGTAGTGAAGCCAATAGTTCTGCTGAAGATATAATCAATTATCAAACTGCTTATGATGATATAGAAATCATTAATAGGTCTATTGACTTGATTATTAATGCCGCTGTATCTATTCCTTTTAAGGTTCAGGGCGCAGGTGCATTAGATAAAGTAGATAAGCTTCTTAACTTTAAACCTAACGCATACGAAGATAGAGTTAAATTCTTTAGAAGAGCCTTCCTAGACTTTTACTTAGATGGTAATGTATTCTTTTACTATGATGGATCAGAAATTTATATACTACCTGCTAATAATGTAGAAATTATACCTGATGAACGTACTTATATAAAAGGGTATAAATTTACTGTAGTAGCTGGTGGTTCAGACTTATTTAATTTCGGTAAAACCGATAAAAAAAATAACGATGTTATAGATTTTACCCCAAAAGAGATTATACATATTAGAGCTGATAACTCTACAAGTATTTATAGAGGACAAAGTCGGTTACACTCTATGGAGCAATTATTCGAATTATACTACTACTTAACTAAGTTTCAACGTCAATTTTTTAAAAATAATGCAGTTCCCGGAATTGTACTACAAACAGATAACGTATTAAGTCCTAAGATTAAGGACAGAATTTTAGAACAGTGGCGTATGACTTATTCTACATTATTTAATGGTGCTAGAAATCCAGCTATTTTAGACGGCGGACTAAAGATTGATAAGTTTTCTAATGTTAGTTTCTCAGAATTAGATTTCGAGAATAGCGTAGAAAGAGTACAACAGGATATGTCTAAAGCATTAGGTGTTCCTTATGTGTTATTAAAATCAGGCAACAATGCTAATATTGATGCAAACCAAAAGCTATTTTATGCTCATACAGTTGTACCTTTATTAGAAATGTTTTCTAGTGCGTTCTCTCACTTTTTTACTAGTGATAGAGGCCCAATGCAGATAACACCCGATCAAAAGTCAGTCGCGGCTTTACAACCAGATTTAAAAACTCAAGCAAGCTATCATGCTTCTTTAGTTAATTCAGGAATTATTACTCCAAACGAGTCACGTCTAGGTCTTGGATTCCCCCAGAGCGAAGATGCAAAAATGGATGAGATTAGAATTCCTCAAAATATTACCGGTAGTGCTACTAGACCTAATACAGGTGGCAGACCTACTGGCGAAGAAACTACAGACTAAAAGGAAGAAAATTATATGACTAAAGATAAAGATATGATTATCCATTTGCATAGCTCTAATTTTGAGACTAAGCAGGTAGGCACAAAAGACAAATCTTTATATATTGAAGGGTATGCTAATACGGTAACTAAAGATCGTTCAGGCGATATCATCCAAGCTGAGGCTTGGGCTAAAGGCGTTGATAATTACAGGAATAATCCTATTGTATTACTTCAACATAATCATGCGCAATCAATCGGTCGTGCAGTTGAATTAAGGGTAACTAAGAAAGGCCTATTTGTTAGAGCCAAGATTAGTAGCGCTGCCGAAGATTTATATAAAGTACATACACTAATCAAGGATGGGGCACTTAAGTCTTTCTCAGTAGGTTTTGTTATCAAAGATGCAGAACAGGACAGAAAGAGTGGTGCCGTTACTATTACTGATGTAGAGTTACATGAGATTAGTATTGTTTCCGTTCCTTGCAATCAAGATAGTTTATTCAGTGTCCGTAAAGCTTTAGAGTCTGATGAAGACTACAATAAGTTTAAACAGGAATTCTTGGATAATAAAAAGAATAAAGATGCAGTAATTTCAGCAGGAATTACTAATTTTTATGACGATCATTATCACACATTAGAAGTAGATAAAGACGGTAACGGTGTTACCACTTATACTTCTCATAGTGGTAGTGAGAACCATACTCATCAGGTAAAGAATTGGGAAATCGTCGATGGCGATAACCATACTCATACGCATTCAATTGAAATGACTGGCGAAGTTAATAAAGCTAGTGAAGATTCTTTTGAAGAAGTTACTATCTTTTCCCTTGATGATACAGAGGAGAGTACCGACATGGGCTTAGAAGAAAAAACTGCTCAAGTAGCATCTGAAGAAGTAACTGTGACAGAAGAAGTCGCGGAAGTAAAATCTGTGGAAACAGAAGATGATTCTGAGGAAGAAGTTGTTGAAACATATGAACAACCTATTCCATTCTATAACCTATTAGCCTTTGAAGTTTCAAAGATTAAAGAAGGTAGCACTATTTACTTAGATAATAAAAGATGGCAAGTTAAGTCAGGACCTGAAGTCCAAAACCCCAACTTTCAACTTTTAGAAATTGACGTTGTAGGCAAAAACTTAGATAATGAATTATCAATTAACGTTGAAGAAATCGCTATCGTAAATGAGTGGGATTTAGGTACTGAGTACGATTTACACGTAATCAGAACTGAGTTAAACACTTTAAGCGACTCACAGCGCGAAACTATTAAGAAGAGTTTTGAGGAAGCAGTCACTGCTACTGAATTAGACCTCTTTAACTTAAAAAGTAAAGTAAGTGATAGCCCTAGCTATCAAAACACACTAAATAAAACAATTAATTTAGTGTCAACTCAATCTTCTGATTGGACTGACGCTAACTATAATTTAGCAAAAATATATACAGATATGATCTCTGCACTTAAAACTTTCGATGCAGAAGGTTCTAGCGACAATACAAAGTTAGCGTTAGAATTATATGGTTATACTAATATCTCAGAGGAGAAACAAGAGATGGCAGAACAACAAGTAGACGCACCAGTAGTTATTAACACTGGCGCCACCAAAAATACAGGAGTAACCGAGACCCCAACAGCCGAAGCCGTTAAGCCCGCAGCTGTCGTAAGCGAGCCTCGCGTAGCAGAACTAGTTGCAAAGACTGGTGAAGCTATCGTAGCAGAAGCTGTAGTTGATTCAGAAACACCTGAGTCAGTAGCTAAACAGCTACAAGCACAGATTGACGAGTTAAAGTCAGTTTCAGCTGAGTATCGTGAGCAAATCGCTCAACATACAGAGAATAAGATGCACTATCAGGACAGCGCCTCAAAACAGGTTAATCCTTTCAGTGAGCAAGACATGGCTAACGCTTATCTACTACAGAAAGCATTACAAAATGCCTCACCTTATGACACCAAGTTTGGTGCACGAATGAAGGCAGTTACTACTGTTGACGCATTCCTATCCAACTTCTCAACCAACGTATACGAAGAAATGCAACAGGAGCTAGTTATCGCTCCTATGTTCGAGCGCATCCCAGT